CTTCCCTTCTGAGTCGTCCCAGAACAACAGCCGGTCCCCGCCGGGGTCGTCCGCCTGCAGCTCCTGGCCCGACAGGTTCAGGATGTCCGCAACGCTGGCGGCGAGGGTGACAGCGTTGTGGAACCGTGCGTCGTTGCCCGCAGCCGCCGTGCCCGCAGTCGTGCCCAGTGTCACCCCAACCGCCTGGGTGCCCGCGTCGTAGGTGGCAGGGGCCGTTGCCGTGACGACCCCGGTGGGTCCGGTTGCTCCGGTGGGTCCTGCAGGGCCTGTTGAGCCGGTGGCTCCCGTGGCGCCCTGTGGCCCGGTTGCGCCTTGCGGCCCGGTGGGACCTGCCGCGCCTGTCGGTCCAGCTGGCCCGGTGGCGCCCGCAGGTCCCGTGGGCCCGATCAGCGACACGCCCGCAGGCCACGCACCGGCGGCCTTCGGGCCGTAGATCACCGTGGCCACGGTGTCGATGTAGAAGTCCCCATCGACCCCCACGCCCGCCCCAGGCGCACCAGCGCCCGATCGCAGCGTCTTGCCATCAGCGCCCGCCGCACCGGCTGGGCCCTGGGAGCCAGTGGCACCAGCTGGCCCCTGCTGGCCCTGGGCAATGTTGAAGATCACCGAGCCCCAGCCGCCTGAGGTCTTCGGGCCGTAGATGTCGCCATTGCTGGTCCGTAGGTAGAAGTCGCCCACCCCTCCCAACTCAGCGGCCGGCGCCCCCGCGCCCTGGCGCCACAGCGAACCCACGCCCGGCGGCCCCGCAGGTCCCGCAGGCCCCGGCGCTCCCCTGGTGGTCACCTGCGCCACCTTCACGCCATTGCGGCGCACGGTCTCAACCTGAACCGCGCGCTGCTCCAGTTCGATCAGAGGCCTCGTCATGCCGCCTCCCTGGTGGCGCCTTCGTTGAGGTAGGCGATCCCCTCCAGCCAGTAGTCGACCGTGTTGTCCGGGTACCGCACCCGCAGGTCCCACACGCCCTGCGCGGCCACTGCTGCCGTATTGGTTGGCGTGGCGGTCAGGATCAGCTCGCCAGAGGCCGCGACCACCGGGGCGCTGGTTTCAGGGTCGGTGGCCAGCGTGGTCAGGTCGAGCAGCTTCGTGGTTCTGGCCGTGTTCCACACCTGCGCCAGCACCGTGCAGCCAGTCAGGTCAACCGGCAGCGTGATCCGCTCCAGCAGCGTGGCCCGCTGTGGCACCACCAGGTCGTATCGGCCGGGCTGGAGCCCGAGGGCGGTTGCCATCGCTGCCTCATCGCTGCTTCAGGTTTCCGGCCCTTCAGCTCTCCCACGCTTCGTTGACGAACGGTGTCGCCGGGTCGTCGGCCTGGAACTCGCCACCCTCAGCAGTGCCGGCCGGCTTGCGGGCCCGCTTGCGGTGATCCGCCGGCCGCTCCAGCGGGGCAGGGCACACCGCAGGCACCTCAGCGGCAGGTGGCGCCTCGGTCGGGTCGGCCGCCGGCAGGATTGGCGGCTCTGGGGTGTTGAACGCAATGCCAGGCACGGGCAGGCTGCAGCTGCCGCAGGTTTCCGCACCCACTCACGCGAAAGGGGCCCCGCAGGGCCCCCAGCGCTTCACCGGCTGCCGCCGGCCCCTCAGGCAGGGTTGAAGTAGATGAAGCGGTCGGTGCCGCTGCCCGGGCTGGGTGCAGCTGCGCCGTTGCTGCCGTCACCGGCAACCGCACGCACCGCCATCACCCGCAGCGCCTCGCCGGAGGCCAGCGTGGTGGTGGCCATCACCGCATCACGCACCTGGAGCCCGCTCAGCGCAAGCTCATCGGTGCCTTTGCCAGAGGCCGAGATCACCGCGATGTTGGCCCAGGCGCCAGCAGCGATGCTGCCAACAGCCGAGCCGACAGGCAGGTGAGCGGCCTGGATCACGTAACCGCCCACTGCCGTGGGGTCGGTCACGACCTGCACCAGCTTGTAGGTGTTCTGAGCCGCCAGATCGGCGTTCAGCACACGGGCGGCACCGGTGCGGGTTTCGGCGTTCTGCTCGATGCCGGCGCGAACCGCACCGATCAGAACGGCCTGGGCGTCGGGGACGTAGCCCCGGCGCTCCATCCCAATGGGGAGAGACATAGGAGGATCCTCAGAGAAGGGTCAGAGTTGGGGGCGATCAGGCCACGATGGCCGCGTCGGTGATGCCGGCGTACCGGGCCACGGACTTGCCGTTCAGCACGGCCATGCCCACGTTCCAGTCCATCCGGGTGCGGAAGACCGGCGCGTCGTGGACCTCGCCAAGGTCACGCACCTCGGGGCCGAACTGGCCGCCGATGGAGCCCTGGATGCCCGTGGTCAGCTGGTCACCGAAGGCGACGCAGTAGATCGAGCAGGTGGCACCAGTGACCACGCTCACCCGGCCGGTGCCGGTGGCAGCGGCAGAGGTCACGTTGGCATTGGTCTTGGCGTAGCTCACCGAGGTGGCAGTCACGGCGGTCACCGTGTAGCTGCCGTTGAACAGGTTGCTGTTGTTGGTCACGCCAGCCACCGTGATGGTGTTGCCCACCACGATCCCGTGACCCGAGCTGATGGTCAGCGTGGCCACGTCGCTGGTCAGGGCCACGTTGCTCACGGTGGCGACGACCTCCGAGCCCTCGGTGAACGGCTGGATCTTCTGGTTCTGACCGTTCACGTCGGTCTCCAGAATGATGCACTCCCCGTACTGCGCCACCATCCGGCCCATCTCATCCCGCTGGTGCGGCACGAAACCGGTCACGGTGGTGGTGCGGCTGGCAGCGATGAACCGCTGGGCCAGGCGCTTCGGCATCACCAGGTACTTCTGGGCGCCATCGGCTTCCACGTCGCCGATCACCTGGTCCAGGAAGGACAGGGACAGGGCGCCGTTGCCGTTGTTGAAGTACTGGCTGGTGGCGCTGGTCACCCGGGCCCGCAGGCCATCCATCTGGCGGGGATCGGTGCCGCTGTTGCCGTTGACGAACAGATCCTCGAACGCCTTGCGGGCGCTGCGGACCTGCTGCAGGGTCTGGCTGGTGCGGGCACCTTCGCCACGGGTCTCGACGATGAACTTGTCCACGTCGATGTCACCGCCGAACGGGCGCAGGGCCTCGCTCATCGGGTTCAGCACGCCGTAGCTCTTGCCGTGGGCTTCATTGATGCCACGGAAGCCGACGTTGGGCAGGATGCCTTCCTGGTTGTAAAACAGGCCGGCGCCAGGGGTGTTCTCAAACGGCAGAACGCCCATGATCGGGCCTTCGGCGATGGTTCGGATGGTGGCCAGGGTCAGGGGGTCCTGAACGTATTTGGCCGCCTCCAGCAGGGTCATACCCATGTCAGGGTCTCCAGAGGGGGAAGGGTTGGGAAGACGGCCTCGCGCCGGTTTGCCCGGGGCATCGCACCGCCTGGCGCTGTAGCTTTCCGGCCCCGTGTTGCGCCGCCTGCGCACGAGAAAGGGGCCGCATCCGCAGCCCCTGATGATCACCAACCAGCCCGCCGCTGATCAGCTGCCCCGCTGGTAGGCCGCTGTCATCAGCTGAGACGGACTGAGCTTCGACAGGTCCTGCCCGTCAGACAGGGCGGCACCTCGGCTGCTGTTGAAGCCGCCACCGGTGCCCTGCTCCGGCTCAAACAGGATCCCCAGCACCGGCGACCGCTGCGCCACCGTCCGGGTCCAGGCGATCGGGTCCACCCGCTTGCCCGTCTCGCTGTCGATCACGGGCTGGCCCGTGGGATCGACCACATAGGGGCTGCCGTCGTCCGCCAGGGCGTAGCTGCTGGCCCGCTGGCCATAGAACAGGTCGAAGTAGCTGGTGCCCAGCTCGTCCGCGCCATTCCGGCCCTTGGCCGCCTGGAACACACGCTCGAGGACGACCCGGCGACGCTCCTCGACCCGCGCCTGCTTCTCGGCGTTCAGCTGCTCCTGCACCGTGCGCAGCTGCTGCCCATAGGTGGCCTCAGCCTCAGCCTTGACCCGCTCGACCGCCTGCTGCTGCTCCGCCAGCTTGCGCTGGGCCTCGTCAGCCTCGGCCTTGACCTGGGCGAACGTCTCCGGGTCGATGCGGCCCTCCAGGGCCTTCATCTGGGTGCGCAGGGTGCTGAGCTCCCTGTCGAGCGCCTTGGCCCGGTCGCGCTCGGCCTGCAGCGCCCGCAGGCCCGCATCACCCAGCTGCTCATCGGTACCGCTGCCGCCAGATCCACCGCCGCCGGCAGCGTCATCCGTGCCGGGCTCGACGGTGCTGGTAACCCCCATCAGCGTCGCGCTGAGTTCGGGGAAGTTGTTGAATCGAAGTCGCACAGGGATCGCCCCATAGTTGCGCTGGAGCTTTCCGGCCTTCAGCCGGGGCGCTGCGGCGTCGGCCGGGCCTTGATCTGCCGCAGCTCCTGCCGCTCCAGGAACGCCGCACGGTTGACCGCCTGGCGGATCGCCAGGGCCTCGATCAGCGCCGAGGGGTCGCGGTCGGGTGCGGGGGTGGAGGCGGTCACGGGGTCAGGTCAGCATCAGAGAAGCCCAGCGCCCGCAGGCTGGCGTAGCACTGGCCCGGCAGTCCGCCATCGGTGTACCAGAGGGTCTCCACGTACCTGAACGACGGCATGATCCCGCCAGGGGGGTAAGGCTGCGTCGGCGGGTACTCGAAGTCACCACCACCGGATGGGACAGGGATGGCAGGGTCACCGATCGCTGCGAAGACGCTTGGAGTGTAGAGATAGGCCGGTACATACTCCGGGTAGCCGCTGTTCGTCGGCAGGCTTTCCTCTGGCACGTTCAGCCCGCCGGGGTTGTACGTGAAGCCAGGCTTGACGGTGTTGGAGTCGGTGATCACTGATTCCGCGTTCCACCAGATCCACCTGGGGTCTGACATCCTGCGAGGACTGCCGAGCTGATTCACGCTCAATGCCGCCTGCCACGGCATCCGACCGGCCATGTAGGTCTTCAGCGCGTTCGGTGTGTCGACACTGCGAACGCTTGAAGGTGTGACCAGATAGCACTGCACAGTTTCGATCCTGTTATAAACCAGGCCCCAGTCGTTCACGTAATAGTAATTGTTGCGAATTTCGGCCCGACTACCTGGTACGAACGTGTAACTGGTGGCGTAGATGATGCCGCTTGTCGTCTGGGCGACCCGGGCATAGATTGCCGCGCTTCCCCCAGCGGGCAGCACCAGGGTCCGCCATTCGGTCTGACCCATGGGGAAGGACATCGCCGATACCGTGCCGGCGTCAACCGTCAGGTCTGGTCTTTCCGCCACGTGTGACTGAATCATCACCCCAGACAGCGGGCTGGTCGGCGCTACCGGGTTGCCGTGGACGACGTTGGCCGATGCGCCCGAGGGTGAGGTGATCCGCCAGGCTTCCGGCTGCTGCTGGCTGAACGGGTGCCGGGTGTGAACCATCCAGTGCACGCTGGCGCTGCTGCCCCCATAGGCCGGCACAAACGGCTCCGGCCGCACGTACCGGCCCTGCCGCGCACCGCCTCGCCGGCCGATCGGCCTGTGGCCTGGTGGCTGGCTGTAGCCCTCGCCTGATCCGCTCGACAGCGGCAGCCGGCCCCCGGTTGCGCCGTCACGGCCCTCCGCCAGGATCCGCTCGCGCTGGCGCCGCTTCTCCATCGCGTCCCGGTTCGCCAAGATCCGATCCTTGACCGCCCACAGGATCCGGTCGGGCACCAGCTGCAGGTCGAGCAGCAGGCTCATCAGTTGTCGTTCGCCAGCAGCAGGGTGAAGGTCTGCTCCTGGCCCGACTGCAGCACCTGCTGCTCAGTGAACAGGCCGATGCTGTGCGGGTAGGTGGCCGACGCGATGCGGATCAGCACGCTGTCGTAGCTGTAGCCCGCACCCGTGGAGCTGAACAGCGCCTGGATCACCGGCAGCTCGAACCGCCCAGTGGACACGTTGTAGGCCCCGGCCGCGATGGTGCCGGTCACATCCGCGTAGCCGTTGGCGGTCGCCACCTTCACCGCATCCCAGGCCGCAACGGTGCTCGCGTCGGTCAGCACCGTGTCCTGCTTGTAGTGCAGGCTCACCCGGTACGCCAGGCCCACGAACGCCAGGCCAGCCTGACGCTCCAGCTCCTTCGGCGTGATCGTGAACGCGATCGTCATCAGGCGGCCACCGTCAGGGTCAGCACGCCAGCGGACGGGTCGAGGTCAAGGAAGAACGTCTCGTTCGCCGCAACCAGCGTGATCGTGCTGCCGTAGTCCCACCAGCCCAGCAGGTTCTTGCCGGTCGCCGTGTTGTTGTAGAGCACCGCATAGCGGAACGGCCCGAAGCCCGCACCGGTGCCGGTCCAGGTGGCTGGATCAGCCAGCACCAGCTTGTAGACGCCTGCAGCCACGCTGCTGCTGGTGATCGCGCAGCTCTTGCCCCCGGTCACGTAGCCGTTGCCGTTGGCGATCTCCGCCGGGCCCGTGGTGCCCGTCACGCCGTCGTAGGCGGTGTGCGTGGCCTGGTTGGGTGCAGCGTTGCTCAGGTAGACCTTGAGGTCGTCGCTGCCCAGGTTGTGGACCTTCTCTGCCAGGTTCTCCAGCAGGCAGTGGAAGGGGGTGAACGTGGCAGTGGCCATCGGGCACCGTCAGGGGTGCCGTAGGTTTCCGGCCTAGACCGGGCCGATCACTCGATCCGGCCGGCGCCAGCTTGGGTACTGGGGATAGCTGGGCGCCGCGCGGAAGGCTGGGTTCTGCCAGATTGCCCCGAAGGCCGACCCGTCCGGTGCCAGGGCCATGGCAGCCTCGGTGTGGCCGGCGAGCAGGGACGGAAACGCTGACAGCTCGGACAGAGCCATGGCGGCTTCGGTGTGGCCGGCGAGTCCTAGGGAGGTGACTTCAGCCATCAGCTTGTCTTGACCCAGATTGCAGGAGCAGAGCTGCTCACTCGCTGGCAGGTATAGGTAGCTCCAGAAATAGTCACCGTGTCACCCCAGCTGCCGGTATTGTAACTGCTGACCAGGATGTCAGAGTTTGCACGGCCGAGGTAGTGGGAGTCTCCATAGATGCCGCTCAACTCAAAGAAATAGTTAGCACCGAAATTTTCATTTGGAGTGATAATTCTGCGCGCAGTGGATCCACCGTTGGAGAACCCTATAAAGGGTGCGGTGTTGCGTGACTGCGGCGTGTATAGGTACGCATCACTGCCAAAGTTTGCGCTGCTCTGATAAAGCAGCCATTTACCAAGCCCAGAGGCGGGATAGTAGCTGCCGGCCTTCATTGCATCGGTTGACAGGCGGGCAAGCATCATCATCGTGCCCGAGCTTGCCGACTGCGTGGTTGAGTAGACAAACCAAGGCAGAGCGCCTGTCGCTTCGTAGGCCGTAAAATGCGACCTGCCAGGTGACAGGCTGCCATCCATGGTGCTGGAGTTGATTAAGTTAAGGGATCCGTAGCCATTGGCGGCCGATCCAGCTGTTCTCCCGTAGTAACAGCCACCCGTAAATCCATCACCACCAGAGCCAGAGTTTCTAGTCGCAAAATTAAAACCATAATCACTGCCGGTGTCACCAGCCGCCCGCGCCCTGAGCAGCCAGCGCACCGCATCGCTTGATCCGCGAGCCGTGGCATTGCCAGGATTCGCCACCATCTCGATCACCGCCGGATCATTGATCGCCGTGATCCATGCAGTCAGCTGCGTGTTCAGCTTGTAGCTGGGGTCGTCCACTGACCACGTGGGACTGGCCCACACCTGGTTTGCAGCAGTCGTGAACGCGGAAGTGACAACGGCCATGTCAGCTGATCTCCTCGTAGGCGATGGTCAGGTCGAAAGCATTGGCGGCAGACGTCTGCGCATACACCGCATGACCCTCCTCCAGGTAGAGGTAGTCCTCGCGGGTCGTCACGATCAGCGCCTGCCCCGCCGGCACGCTCACCCCCTTCACCAGGTAGCGATGCGTGCTGCCCACGTATCGACTCACGGTCAGCGTGCGGCTGTCCGTGTCCACGTTGCAGGCCCGGATCGTGGTCAGCTTCAGCGCCTTGCCGCTGGCAGCACCGTTCGACAGCGTGGCCGCCAGGGTGGTGCCGACCGCATAGCCCTCGGTCTTGCCGATGACTGAGCCCGGTGCCCTGAGGTTTGGAGCAGCCATGCCGCCGTGCGATGCCCCCTAGTTTGCCCAGCCCTCCGGCATGATTTCCGCGAAGTAGTCGTAGTTCTGAAACGCCCAGTCCTGGAAGAACTCGCCCAGGTCACCGAAGTAGACCATGCCGTAAGTTCGGCCCTCCAGCTCCACGCTGCCCGCCTGCCCCACGATCGCCCAGCCCCTCGACGGGGACCCCTGCTGGCCGGTGACCGACAGCTGGGCCGCCTGGCCGTAGAGCACGCGATCGCCAGGGCCCAGCAGCCGCCCTGCAGCGCCCTGGAGCGCCACCCCGCCCGGCTGGCCCTGCACCCTTGCCGATCGCAGCAGGCCCGCCGCAATGCCGCCCAGGTCCACGTCTCCCGCTGCGCTCACGATCGAGTAGCTGCGCTGAATCGCACCCGCCTGGCCCGTCACCTCCAGCCCCAGCGGCTGCCCCCCGATCCGCCAGCCCTTCGCCTGGGTGGCCACCATCACGTGCCGGCTGACCACCGTGGCGCTGATCACCGGCAGCGCCAGCCGGTAGTCCCGCACCAGCAGCATCACCCGATGCCGGGTCACCAGCGCCGCTGCCATCCGCTCCTGATACGGCAGCACCACCCGCGATGGCGTCAGCTCCAGCGGGTACGTGTCGCTCCCGTTGGTCGGCAGGCTGTCCCAGATGTTGCCCGGACTGGCCGGGTCAAAGCCCACCGGTGCGGCGATGCTGTTCGCGGGGGCCGGGTCCGCTGGTGCCGCGGGGGCCGGCAGCACCGGCAGGTTCTCGATCGGAACCGGCAGCTTGAACCACGCGGCGGTCATTCCGGCGGCCTCCCGATCCCGCCGTTGAGCACCGCATCGCACCCGGCCACGATGCCCTGGTCGGTGAACGCCCAGGTGCTGCCGTTGACCCGGAACGCACCGGTCACGCCCGCCGCCTCGATGTAGAGCGTGCTCAGCGGTTCGGTCGGGAGGTTCTCGACCTCCATCTGCAGGCTCTTGCCGTAGAGGGTGCCGATCTCCAGCTCGTACTGGGTCTGCGCATACTCCCGCACCGCCGCAGTGGCATTGCCACGGTTCAGCACCCGGATCAGCTCGTTGCCGCTGATGCTGCCCTCCAGCCAGTCCGCAGGGGCCAGCATGGTCGACGCACCGAACGAGGCGGTGCCCACCGTTTCGTCATTCACCGAGGCGTCGAACGTGTACTCGTTGGTGATCCCGTAGTCCAGCCCGCCGGTGTCGGCCTCCTCGCCGCTGCCGTCGTATTCGTCGTCCAGCTGGTTGTTGACGTCGTTGTACTCCTCCTGCTGCTGCCGCTCGGGGTCCGGCGCCGTTTCAGCACGGCCACGGCCGACGCTGGTGCGGACCTCGATGCCGTCGAACACCAATCGGGACTGCAGGTCAACGAGCGCCATGGTTTCGGTTACCCGGTCTGCATCCGGCAGCTTGCTGATGGCCTCCATCACAAGCGCACCGGCCGCCGCGCCCTCCTGGGTGGCGCCGATCGCCGCGTAGCGCTCGGTGGTGACCTGGCTGATGTCCCTGGAGCTGTCCGGCACCGTTGTCACCACGACCCGGCTCACCAGCAGGTCGTCGTAGCCCAGTGAGATCCCCTTGTAGGACTTGATGCCCAGCTTCCCGGCAAACGAGATCCGGGGCTCGCGCTCCTCCGTGACCTCCCGCGACACGTAGGGGCCCGTCAGCGGGTCGATGTCGTAGAAATACTCCGTGGTGCTGATGTAGGTCAGCGAATCACCGGCCCGCGCCTGCTCCGGCACCTCCAGCTTGCTGCGCCACCGGCTGGGGTTGGCCTCACCGATGCACTTCGTGCTCTTGGTCGTTCGCTTCGCGGCCACGTCCTGCGTCCGCCAGGTGCCCTGCACGAACTGCTGCCCGCCCGGTGGACCCGAGAATACGCCCAGCAGGTACTCGGTCTTGGTGATGTTGCCGGCCTCGCCGAAGGTGGTCTGCTTGACCCTGTAGTTGTCCCAGTCCTCTGCCTTGGCAAAGCCAACGCCCGGAAACTCGATGAACACCATCGTCACGTATTCGGTGATTGATTCCGATTCGCCAACGTGGCTGACTTCAGCGACACGTGTAACCTTGGCGCCGTTCACCGTGGCCTGATACTGCACAGCGTGCTTGGTCAGGGCAACAACTTTCTCAACCGTGCGATCCCGCAGCGCCATGCCTTCTACCCGCCCTGCGATACAGCGATCGACCTAGCTTGCCAGTTCTTCGGTGCCGTCAGCGCCTGATACATCACCTTCATGCCCTGTATCTCCTGCGGGCTGGTCACGATCGGCTCCATGTCGATCAGCCGGTTGCGCCGCAGTACCGGCCCCCGCTTGCCGCCCGTGCTGCGCACCTTCCTGATCACCAGCTGCTCAGCAGGGTTCAGGAACGCGAAGCAGCTCTCGCTGCGGATCATCTCCGCCGCCACCGCCAGGTAGCCCCGCGTCAGGTCGTACCGGGCCCGCACGTACCGATGCGCCAGGGTGTAACCGCTCCCGGCGATGCTGACGCCCAGCTTCGTCATGCAGTAGGCCACCACGTCCTGCGCACGGGCTGGGATCACCATCTGTCCCTTCATGGTCTCCGGTAGGTCCAGCCACCACTGCGGCGCCACCGAAAGGGTCTGCAGCTGATCCGCCAGCCGCACCGATTCGCCCATCGTCAGCTTGCACCCCAGCTGCACCGTGGTCACCCCGTCGAGGGGGTCAGCCGAGAACGACAGGGCCCGCACCGTGCGCGGAAACCGGGTGGCCTTGCCGTTGCGCAGGTAGCCCAGCTTGACCAGGCTGCCGCGCTTCGGCTGGTAGATCCCATTCAGCACCACCTGGCCACGGGTCCGCACCACCCCGTCCTCCTGCACGAAGCTGTCGCTCAGCTCACCGCTGATCACCGGCCCCAGGCTGCAGAACACCCGCGCCCTGATGTCAACGGTCATGGCGTCTGCTTCAGGGTGATCGACACGATGTAGCGTTCCACCACCGCGCCATTGCTCACGATCTGGTCCCGCTCGAGGCTGGGCCCGGTCACCGGGAACCACACCCCTGATGCCGGCTTGCTGCTGATGGTCGTCCGGTACCAGTTCTTCACCGCCGTCCACCCTGCACTGGTCGTCCAGCCCCGCAGGTTGCGCACCTCCGTGGCCGCCAGGGGGCCGCTGATGTAACCCGTGCCGGTGGCCGTCAGGCTCATCGTGGGCCCGTCATCGAAGCCCTCTGGCTGGTCCAGCAGGGTCAGGTTCGCATTGCCCAGCGACCAGGTGCCATAGACCGGGGTGAACGCATCGCCCGCCAGCCGGCCGGCCTCCTCGTCCGCCAGCAGCACCGCCAGCGACTGCGCCGCATCCACCAGCTGAAAGCTGACGGACACATAGGCCCCGGCCGCTGATCCCTCCGGCGCCTGGGCGAACCAGCAGCCGACATTGCTCCAGGTCTTGCCGTAGGCGCTGCCCGTGAACGCCACCGTGGTGCCCACCACCCGGCTGGCGATCGTCGGCGCCTCCGTGATCCTGACCGCCCGCCAGGCCTCGTAGATGCTCAGTAGCGACAACCACTGCGCCGGGCTGGCCAGGCCCTGCACGGACCACAGCCGGACGCTGCGGCCCTGGGTTTCATCGCTGGCACTCCAGCCGAACGGCTGCGCCTGCAGGTGCTTCAGGGTCAGCGCCCCAACGGTGACCGCCATCAGCGCATCCTCCCCATCTGGTTCAGGAACGACACGGCGCTGCCATCGGATCGCACCTTCACGCCCACGTTCCAGGTTTTCCGGGCCAGCTCGCTGATCGCCTGCCGCAACCGGCCGATCTCCACCGCCTGCTGCGCCAGCACCTCGGCCGCACCACCGCCGGCCACCGCCGCCCCCGCGCCCCGCAGGCTGGCCCCGGCGCCGCCGCCGAAGACCCCCTGCTCCTTGAGCTGGGCGGTCACCCCAGCGGGCAGCACCACACCCGGACGGGGCGCCCGCCACAGGCTGTTCGCCGGTGCATTGATCAGGCTGAGCCGCCCGCCGGGGCCCAGCAGCGACTCCTGGCCCAGCTCGTTGATCCGGTACGACGTGCCGGCCTCCACCGGGCCGCCGGTCCACCGGGAGCCGGGCAGGGCGGAGGCCTGCAGGAGCGACTGATAGAAGGACTGGGCGGAGCTGGCGCTGGTGCGCATCTTGTCGGCCAGACTGCCGGCCTGGGTGGCTGCATTGCGCACCTCCCCGGCGATCCTGGGATCTGACACCTGCTTGCTGTAGCCCGCAGCGGACGACAGGTAGCCGGCGAAGTCCCGGCTGCCCTGCACCGCCGCCGGGGCTTTCTCGCCCAGCTTGACGAAGCTGCCGCTGATCGCTCCCGCTGGATCGGCCGCGTTCTTGAGGGCCTCGACCAGCTGCCCCGCTGGCGTGCCCGCAGCGCCCAGCGATCGGCCGATCTGGATCGTCCCATCAGCCGCCTGGCGCACCTCCAGCCCGGTCGCGGCAGCCAGCTCACGCAACCGCCGCTGACCGCCCTCCGTCAGCCCCTGGCTGGTGGCCAGCACCTGGAAGCTCTGGTTCACCCCCTGCATGGCCGCGACCGTGCCGTTGGCCTCCAGCCGCAGGCCCATGGCCGCCGCCTGCGCCTGCAGGGCATTGCGGGCCGTCTCGGCGCCGGCGGCGGCGATCTGCTGCTCGATCGGCTGGGTCTGGGCCAGGGTCTCGCGGCGCTGGATCTCCAGCTGCACCACCTGCTGCGCGAGCTCCAGCTTCTGCTGGGCCAGCGCCGTCGCTCGCTCATCCCCCTTGCCGATCGCTTCCTGCACCGCCGCCTCAGCCTCCAGTTGCTTCACCCGGGCGCCCTGCACCGCCAGATCGGCATCAATCCGCGCTCGCTCCTGCGTCAGCGACAGCGACTGCCGCTCCAGCTCCTGGATTGACAGCAGGGACTGCGCACGGGCCTGCAGCGCCTGGGCCTCGATCAGCTGCCCGTTGCGCTTGATCGCCTCGATCTCGGTCTCCGATGCCCCGCGCTGCTGCGCTGCCTGGAGCTCGTACTGGTTGCGGGCCTTGGCGATGTCGAAGCGGCTCTGTTCCAGCCCCTGGCTGGCCTGGGCCAGCTTGATCAGGCTGTCACCGATCTGCAGCGACAGCTGAAGCCGCTGGCCGGCAAGCGCTGCGGTGTCGAGTGCCACCGCGCTGCGGGAGGCTTGGTCCTGAAGCCGCACGCCCTCCGCCGTGGCGGTCTGCATCTGCGCGGCCAGCGCCCTTGACGCCACCTCGGCCTGCGTCAGTCCGCCAGCCGCCTTGCCGCTCTCCTGGCCGAGTCGCCCCGCTTCTGTTGCGGTCTTCCCCGCCTCCTTGCCGCTTTCCTTGAAGCGATCAGCGATGAACTTCAGCAGCACGCTTGCGCCCGACAGGCCGGGGATTGCCGACTCAATCGCGCCTTTGAGCAGCCCGCCGTTGCGCTGGGCTGCGTTGGCCAGTAGTCCGAACGCCTTGGCGATCACCGTGGCTGATGCCTCCAGCTCCGGCGAGAACAGCTTCGTCAGCGCAACGGTGGTGTCCGATGCTGCGTTCTTGATCCTGGTCAGGCTGCCGCTGATGGTCCTGCCGACTTCATCCGATGCCTTGGCAGCGGCGCCTGATGCGCTGGCCTGGTTCTCCAGGAAGTCGTTGTACTTCGCCAGTCCGTCATTCAACAGCGGCTGAACCGCCGCCAGGGCCTCAACCGAGCTGAACAGGACCGAGTTCTGCTGCACATTGCCCCGGGTCTTCTGCGCCACCTCCTCCAGCAGCCCGCCGAGGCCCTTCGCTTTCAGCCCCTGAGCGTTGAACTGGATCCCCAGCTTGCTGGCCAGCGCGGTCGCCTCTGCGGTCGGCTTGAGCACCGCGCTGATCGCCTGCCGCAGGCCGGTGAAGGTCTGGTTGACCGGCACGCCGTTTGCGGTTGCTGCTGAGATCGCGGCGTTCAGCTCATCGATGCTGATTCCACCAGCGGCGGCGATGGCCGCCACGTTGCCGATCTCCCTGCCGTACTCGGCCAGCACGATCTTGCCGTCGTTCTGGGTCTGGATGAACCCGTCCACGATCTTGGCGGCATCTGCGCTGGTCAGCCCGTAGGCGTTGATCACGGAGGTCAGCGCATTGGCGACCGTCCCCAGATCAGAGAAGCCGCCCTTCGCGCCGAACGCTGCAGCCTTGAGGATGTCACTGGCCTGCGCAGCCGTTGCAAAGCCAGACGACGCCACGTCATAGGCAGCGGTCGTCAGCTCGATCTGGCTGTAGTTGTTGCCCAGCTCCCTGGACACATCGGCCAGCCGTGCGGACAGCTCATCACTGTTGATCCCCAGCGTCCGCACCGCCGCCGCCGCATCGTCGGCCGCCGTCATCTGCCGGAACGAGTAGGCCAGGGCCGCTGATGCCGACACGCCGATGCCAAGCCCGGCCAGCCCCTGGCTGACCATGCCCAGCGACGCAGACATGGCACCCAGTTTGGAATTGACCTGCGCCGCGTCCTGCCCCACCCTCAGGAACTGCCCGGTGGCCCCCCGCAGTCGCTCGCCGGCTCCCCCTGCCGCTGCGCCAATCTTCCCGAGCGCCTCGCCCAGCTGTCCGACCTTGGCGCCAGCCCCGGGTGCCGCCTCGCCCGCCCGCTTCAGCGAGTCCTCAACCTGTCGGCCGGCCTGCACTCCGCCGGCCTGCACCTGCTTGAACCCCTCGAGGATTGCCCGGAAGTCCGCTGTGCCAACAACCCTGAACTCACGATCCGCCATCAGCCCGCACCCCCGCTGACGTGCGCCTCAGGGTTGACCCACCGGATCACGAACTGATCCAGCAGGCCCAGCCCCTCCCCTGGCGGGTCGCCGTCGATCTGCGTCGTCGTCGCCCCCGGCAGCCAGCCGATCACCCGCTCGGCCACCGCCTGGAGCTGGTCACGATCAGCACCGGGCCACTCGCTCACGTAGATCCGAAACGTCGGCTGGGACCGGTAACCGCCATCGAGCAGCCACTCCGGCGACAGCCGAGGCGTGGTGATCACCACCTCAACCCCACCGATCGCCGTGCCCTCCGGCAGCCGCTCATTGCGCTTCAGGGCCGCAATCGCCGGCAGCGACTGCCCATCCGGCAGCTGATACACACCCAGCAACCGCAGCAGCTCCGCGTCGGACACCAGCAGGTCGTAGATGGCGCCAGCGGTCGCCGGGAGTGCCATGGGCCAGCCTCACTGCCGTAGGTTTCCGCCCGGAAAGCTCCCGCAACCGCCGAGCGCCGCCATGTCCTGCCGAACGTGCCCGCGCTGCGGCGCCCGCTGGATCAATGGGCAGCTCTACTGGGCCACCGGCAAGCCAGGCAGTGACCTCGACCTCGCCGGCCTGGTCTGCAACCGGGTGAAGGACCCAGCCTGCGTCAACGCCCTGCGTGGCATGGACGGCGGCGACACCTGGGAGGCACGGGCCGCCAGGCTGGGCGGGATGGACGATGCGATCAGGCGCTGCGGCATCGAGCCGACGCCATGAAAAAGGCCCCCGAAGGGGCCGGTCCCATGCGATCAGCTCAGTTTGCCGATCAGGCGAACTCCAGCTCATAGGGGCCGTAGGCCTTGAGCGTGCTGCTCCAGCGCACCACACCAGCAGCCGGCGGGGTTTCGCTGAAGCCGGTGAACCGCCCGAAGCCATAGGTCACCTCGTTCACGCCGGTGGGGCCCACACGCGCGTATTTGACCATCAGGCCCTCGCGCACCGACTCCTTCGAGCACAGGCGCAGCAGCTTGTAGGCGGTGTCGTTGTGATCGCTCACCCCCTCCAGGGTCCAGCTGAAGGTCTTCTTCGTGGCCAGGCTGGCATCGAAGCCCTGGAGCTCGTCGTCGTAGGTGTCGACGGTCTCCTCCGATTCGCCCTCCTCCGGCGCCGCGTTGCTCAGGCCCAGCAGCCGGATCGGGCTGGCGGTGCCGTCAAGCACCAGGGCCGGCAGCACACCGCCGGCAGCGACCGCCGCCGAGGCGATGTTGCTGCCGGTCTTGTCGTAGGTCAGCGTGAACGGCGAGCTGGTGGTCACCGCCTTCACGGTGTAGGTGCCGTTGAGGCTGGTGAACGGGGCCGGCAGGTTGGCCACCACGATCCGCTGCGCCACGGTGAACCCATGGGCCGCCGCGAAGGTCAGGGTGACCTCGTTGGTGGCCAGCGCCGCGTTGGTGATCACCTTCAGCGTGCCCACGCCCAGGCCCAGGGTGGCGCCGGTGCCGGCCTTGATCACCGCCAGGTTGTTGGCCAGCGGGGTGCTGTTGTCGATGAACTTGCCGGTGCCCAGGCCTGCGGTCGGCAGCAGGGTGGCGAAGTTGATCGAGTCCTTGAGGATCGGGCTGATCCAGAACTTGTAGCCGTAGGCCTGTTTCCAGTTCTGTGCCATGGACGATGCCGGGCATCGCCCGGGAGTGACCCCATGGGTTGCCCGGTCGCCTAAGCCACTTCGGCAAGCTGGTGCATGGCCGGCCCCCAGTGGTTACCCCGTGGCGTCAGCTACGCCCCCCAGAGCCCCCGCAGGCCGTACCAGGCCCGCCTGCAGTCCGGTGGCCGCCGCCGGTCGCTGGGCTACTTCCGCTCGGTGCTGGAGGCTGAGATCGCGCTGAACCGCGCACGCCGGCTGCTCAGGGAATCACCGGCAGCAGCAGCACCTCCTCCGCCCACACCACCGCCCCCGGATCCGACGGCAGCGGCACCAGCAGCTCACCCGCCGGATCGCCGTCCACCGAGCTGAACGCCCGCACCTGCCCCGCTGCGGTGTCCTCCGCCAGCAGCAGGCCCGACCAGCCCCCGCCGGTCATCCGTGGCGCCAGCAGCACCGCGTCATCGGCCAGCAGCGCCAGCAGTTGCGGCGGCGGCTGCCCCTTGCCCGCTTCGCTCAGCGCGGGCCAGAACACCAGCGTGAAGCCCGGCAGCAGGCCCAGGCGGTTGAGCTCGAGCATCGCCGCACCGGCAGCCGGTGGTGGGCCGTGGTCCTGCTCGCCCGGCTCACCGAAGCACAGGAAGTCGCGCAGCTCCAGCTGGCTGGGCTCCAGCCGCTCAGCGCCGGTGACCTTTGCCAGCAGCAGGCGGTGCAGGTCCGCCACCCACATGGTCTGCCGCGCCACCGGCAGCTCGGCCCATTGCAGCTGCTCCCTCAGTCGGCGCTCCCCTTCCTCGATGGCCTGGTAGACGACGTGCTCGGGCTGCCAGGCGAAGCGGTCGGGTCCGAACTCGGGGGCAGCAGGCCAGAGGCTGCGGCATCGCCAGTAGAGGCCTCCCCAGTCGACGGGTTCGGGCCAGGCGTCTTTCCCAGGCGGTCAGCCAGCTCCTGCAGCACCACCGCCGGATCGCGGTCGTCCGCCGTGCCGCCCTCGCGCTGCGCGAACCCGAAGATCGCCCCCCGCAGTGGTTCGCCCAGCTCCTCGCTGTCGCTGTCACCCCAGTCGCCGCAGCCCTCCAGTCGAAACCGGATCAGGGCGGTCACGGTGCGGGTGACCTGCCGCCGGAACCGCCCGGCCAGGTCGCGCTCAGCTGCGGTGATCTGGCGGATCAGCAGTGAGCGCAGCACCCGCTCGCCCTCGGTCGGCACCACGGGGATGCCGATGCCGGGGGCCAGCAGCCGCACCGCCGTCTGGTCCACCTCGTCCTCCGCTGTGCCCTGCTCCCGCAGGGCGGCCTGCAGGCTGCCCAGGTGCTCCTGCATCGCCCCCTGGTAGTCCCCCTCGTCGATGGCGCTCCGCTCACCGGTCAGCAGGTAGCCGTAGCGAGGGAACACCAGCACACCGATGGCCTCATCCCCGATCTCGACCGTATCGGCCTTGGGTTGGACCTTGAACGGCAGCGGCTTGGCCATGGGTGCAGCGGTGGTGGTGCGCTGGAGGTTTCCGCCCCGGCTTAGCGGTTGCGGATCAGAGCCAGCCACACATCCCGCAACCGGTCGGCGGTGGGGTGGACCGGCACGCCACTGATCAGCTCGCTGCCCAGCACCGCTGATGTCCATGGCCTGCCGGGCAGGTAGACGCGGCGGGAGCGGTCACCCCAGGGGAAGATCCTGGCGCCCTCATGGACATAGCCGGCGTACTTGGCGGACCAGCTGAACTCACCGGTGAAGCCCTGCAGGCGAAACAGGTTGGACTGCCGCAGGCTGCCGCTGTCCACGATGTTGCGCGGGCTGCCCGGTGCCGTGCCCTGGCCCCGGTTGTAGGCGGCCAGCTTCTCGCGCAGGGTGGCGCCAGGCAGGCCCCTGGTGGGCAGGTTGCGGGGCCAGTCCCACACCTTGGCACCGATCGCATCCTGAAACCGGCCGTTCAGCTCGCTGAACACGATCCGTGTGGCCTCGACCGCTGCTGCCTCGGCCTGGCCGGTGGTGGTGGGGGTGGTGAAGCCGGCCTGGATGCGGATGCTCATGGGTTAGCGCGACAGCTTGAACGTCCCCGCCCACTTGTCCCCCGCCGCTTCACGGATCAGCTTCCCGATGCCGCCCACACCGAACGGCTGGCCCAGCTCCGCCATCTCCAGCTCCCCCAGCAGCCCCCCGTCACGCAACGGCAGGATCGTCAGGTCGCCCAGGTACGCCTGGCACGTCGCCCCGGGTCGCAGCGCAGCAGGCCGCAGGCCCGTGTCGTCCCAGCTCAGGTGGTCCGCATGGGTCAGCCAGTCCTGGCCCTGCTCCAGCGCCGCCCACCGCACGATGAACCCGCCCATGGCGCCGCTGCCAATCTCGATGCTTGGCCGGTCGCTACCGCTGCTGCCCTGCCCCTTGGCGAACAGCTCCACCACCACCACCTCCGGTGGTCCGCCACCGCTGGGCCCATCGCGCAGGGTCATCACCGCTGGCGCCTGCACCAGCCGGATGCGCATGTCCTGGAACCCGGCAAACGGCGATGCCATCAGCCCCTCACCAGCTGGCCCTGGCCGTAGCCCCCGTAGGCGCCGTCCTCGAGGCCCAGCGCACGCAGCACCCGGCCCTGCAGGTCAGCGATCCTGGCGCCGCTGATGCCGTTGGCGGTGCCGCTGGCGCCCTCGCCCGCCTCGAACCGCACGCGGTACTGGGTCTGCGTGTCCCACTGCAGGACGTCCGCCTGACTCAGCATGTCCTCGCGGGTCACGCTGGCCCCAGGCCGCAGGCCCTCGTAGCTCTTGGCCGAATCCAGGTGCGCATCACCCGCCGCCACTCGGCCCGCGTAGGTGGCCTCCAGCGCATCGGCCTCGTCGATCCACCCCCGGCACTGAGTCACCGCAGCCGGGGAAAACCCGGCCACGCTGTTCATGCCGCTGGTGATGTGCGTCAGCTGGCTCTCGGTGAAGGCGATGCCGGCGTAACGCATCACCGCCTGCCGGTCAGACTCGCGCCAGAGGCTGTTCAGTGCAGGGATCATCCGGCGGCCGGCTTGCTGCCCTCAGGTTTCCCGCCCGTCAGGCGCCGATCCACCACCCGCCGCACCGTGCCAGCGGGGGAGACCGCCAGCACGCGGTGGACGCGGGGCTCGTTGTCACGGGGGCGCAGCAGCCGGCCCACGGCGGTGACGGAGCTGGCGTAGGTGGGGGCGGTCATGGCGGTGGTGCGGTGCGGCTCAGGTTTCCGGGTCGAGCGGAAACCTGGGTCAGCGCCGGCGGTCACGTGACTGTCCGGCGGCCTGGCCCGCCGTCGGTTGCGGATCACCAGGAACGGCCGAGCGGTTGCCTGCGGGCAGCTTCAACGCCAGCCACGCGGGGACCCATCTGGCAACCGTGGCGACAGAGCCCAGGCCGCTGCCCACAGGGCACGCCTGGGCCGTCTGGGCGCGGGTCAGGAGCGACGCAGCAGGCGACCGTAAGTAGTGGTGCGGCCTCCGAGCAGATTTACCTGCTCAGCTCTGCCTCTTTGCAGCATCGCCCCTTGCCGCATTAGGCGACCCGTGCCGACAAGCGACTCAACCGTCCGGCGCCGGTCACGCTGACGAGCGGCGGCGCCGGCAAGACTTCGACTGGCACGAGCGGTGCCGCCGTCGTAGCGCTGCGACAGCTGCTTAGGGCCTCTCGGCTTGGGCTCATTCTTGCCAAACGCATAGCTAGCTCGCGGCGGATTAAGCCTTTCCTGAATCCTTTGTTCACGTTTCTGGGCTCTTGTAACTAGCTTCTTATTGCCTGTTTTTGCCGTGCTTCTTCGAGGCTGATTCGGAAGGCTGTCGGCAAGGTTCTGCACCATCCGTTGCCGCGTCATGCCTTCAGGCGACTTCCAGCGCTTGCGCCCCATACTCGTTCCGTCAGGCTGAAGACCAGCCTGTTTACTCAGAAAGTCTGCAGCGCGTTGCCGTGTTTTGCTTCCGGCAGACTCCTTAGAGGAAATCAATCTTCGGGTTTTTCCTTGATAGGAAGGGCTTTTCTGCAGTCTCCCCAGCATCCTCTCCACTTTTTGGGCATTAACTCCGCGACCGTATGCCTTGGCCACAGCGCGAACCCCTGTCGCACCGTTCGCCCTGCCGATCGCTCCGCGCCCCTTGAGTCGCGCCGTCTGCACGGCCCGCTGCTTGCCCCCGGCCGTGCGCAGCCTGCCACCCCTGGCGGTCGCACCATCGCCACCGACGCTGGTGATCCGCCCCGCGTTGTCCCTGGTCAGCCGGTTGGCGCCACGCGCAACCGATCTGGCTTTCGGTCGCCCACCGCCACCACCTCCGCCGGCAAAGCGACCGAGCGCATCGCGCTTGTATGTGCGGGCCATGGGGCTACGGGGGATCTAGCTCAGGTTTCCGCCTCAGCCCCGCTTCGCCCTCATCGACCGCAGGCTCCTGGCCACGCTGCCGCTGATGCCGTTGCCGCCCTTGGCGATCGTGTTGGCCCCGCCGCCGCGCAGCCTGCTGGTCTGGGCCGCCCGCTTCTTGCCGCTGGCAGTCGCCAGCCGCCCGCCACGGGCCGTTGCGCCCTGCCCCGTTGCGGTGATCCGCCCGGCATTGTCCCGGCTCTGGCGCATCCGCTTGCCTGGTGCTGACGCGGGTGCTGACGCGGGTGCTGACGCGGAGCGAGCCGCAACAGGGCCTGCCGCCGGTCGGCTGGCAGCACCACGACCGGTCAGCTTGTTCGTGGTCCGGGTCATGTTCGCCCGTGCGGTCTTCAGGTACCCGCGACCCATGGCGTTCGGTGCGCCAGCCTTTGCGGCCTGCTTCTGGGCAGTCTTGGTGGCATCACGCAGCTGGCTGGCTGCTGCCTTGAACTTGGCCCTGGCGCCGCTGTTCTTGGCCGACTTGCCCAGCTTGCCTCCGCCGCCGCCGCCTCCTGCGAAACGACCGAAGGTGTCGCGTTTGTAAGTGCGGGCCATGGGGCGGGGAGGGGATCTGAATCAGGTTTCCGCGTCAACCACCCGCCAGTCGCCGCCTGCTGGCACCGATCCGCCTGCCGCCGCTCCTGCTGCTGCCGCTCAGCCTGGGGGTGGCGTCCCTGGCGATCTCGGCCAAGCCCCTTGCCATCCGTGCGTCGCTTTGCGCCAGCTCGCGCAGCCCGGCCCGCAGCGTATCGGTCACCCTGCCGCTTCGAGCAGTCGCCCGCACCCGCCCTGCTGCAGCGCTGCCGCCACCACGGGACGCACGCAGTGGCTGACCGGTGATTCCCTCGACCTCCCTGATGAACCTGGCGTCAGCCTGCGCCAGTGCTCGCATCGCGCCTCGCAACGTCGCGGTCATCGATCCAGGCCGAGACGCCGCGCCACCCGTGGTGGGCCTCGGAATCGCGGTGCCCTCGTTCCGCTGCCCCTTCGGCAGCCTGCTGCCGCCCTTCCTGACCGTGCCATCGATGCGCCCGGCCGCCTTGGCCGTGACAGCAGTGCGGCGGTTGCCTGATGCCGTTCGCAACCGCCCGCCCCTGGCGGTGGCACCCTGGCCGCCCACCGAGGTGATCCTGCCGGCGTTGTCCCTGGTGATCCTGTTGGTACCCCGCTGACGTGGGGCCGGTGCCTTGCGTGATGCGCTGCCGCCGCCGCCGGCAAAGCGACCATTGGCATCGCGCTTGTAGGTTCGGGCCACCGTCGCCGTGCGTCTGACTCAGGTTTCCCGCTCGCCCCGCCGCGCCAGGAGCCAGGCCTCCAGGCCCCGCCGCCGGGTCAGCTCATCAAGCCACGCACGGTCGCGCTCCCGGTCCCGCTGCTGCTCCGCCCATCGCCCCCGGCGCGGCGGTGCCGGGGGGTCCGGGAAGTACCCCAGCCGATCAGCCCGCCCGGTCACCGGAGGCTCGCCAGCCACCGCTGGCCCTCCGGCGGCAGGGTCTGGCGCAGCGTATTGACGATCCGGTGCCCCTCGCGGTCAGGCATGGTTTCAGCCACCTCGCGCAGCGCCTGCCGGGTGGCCACGTCGTCGCGGGCCTCCACGGTCATGTGCAGCATCAGGAACGACCGCAGGCCCAGGTCTGTCGGCAGCACGGTGGCGCGGCGGTTGCCGGCAGGTTACCGGTTCTGGAGCGGATCGGTGGCGGGGGCGATGCGATGGGGTATGATCTGCGCATCGGGGGTGAGACCCCGGCACACGCACGGACCCATGAGCATCGCCACCGCGATCAAGCAGCTCGCCGCCGTCCTCGCCGCCTCAACTGAGGTGGTCGAGGCCCTGCAGGCCATCCGCGACGGCTACACGGATGACGCCTATGAGCGGCTCGAGGAGCAGCACCCACTGGTCGCCAGCCTGATCAGTTCGGTCTGTGATCTGGAGTTCGAGCTCGAGCGCAACGACTGACCACCAGGCCACACGCCACCGCCATGGACCACCCCACCACGATTGACGCTGACGCCCTGCTGGCGGAGGTGAACACCCTCATTGCGGAAGCGGCCGAGACCGACGCCCGCATAGAGGCGCTGCTGCGCACCGGCAGTGTGGCGGTCCGGCTGACCGACCTGGCGCTACAGATGGAGCTGGGCCGCCAGGAGCTCGATCAGATCGAGCAGGAGCAGCGGGCCATCGAAGCCGCGATTGATGCCCTGACCTGACCACACGGCCCGCCGGGCGCCGAAAAGCCGGCAACCCATCCCCTCTCCCAGTCCCATGACCGCCCCCACCGTTGACGACCTGATGGCCCAGACCGCCATCGGCAATGGCCTGCACAGCTGGAGCGTCGACGGTGGCGCCATCACGGTTGACGCCGATCAGCTGCGGAGGGCCCTGGAGCTGGCCTACGACCCGATGATGCCCGACTGGGCAGCGCTCATCACCTGGGATCCCGAGGACGGCTTCTGGGTTGCGTGACAGGCCGCCCAGGCCCTCACCTGAGGCTCACTCTCCTCCGTACCACCGCACCGCCAGGCTCGGCGGCAGGCTGCTCGGGATTCCCGGGTAGCGGCGCCGCTCGCTGGCCGTGGGCTGCCGCTGGGCACGCACCAGCTCGCCCCGCACCTCGTCGAGGGTCTTGCCCTTGGCCTCGGCGTATTCGCTCCAGGCCTGCTTCTGGCTGTCCTCCCAGTAGGCCTCGTCCGTCAGGGCCCTGCGGACCTCGGGGTCGCCCTCCACCGCCTCCTGCGGCACCGGTGATGCCACGCACCGGCAGCGTGGATGGGCCGGCATCACCACGGCTGACACCGGGTAGATCTGCCCATGGCGGGAGACGCAGAACGGGCAGGTCCGCTCGTCGCGCACCGCGATCCATCGCACATAGTCGAACCGGTTGCGGCGGGCGTTGTCGATCTGGCCCTGCACATAGGCATTGGCCAGCTCGGAGCGGGCGATCAGCGCCGCACGCTGCCGCAGCCCTGCGGTCTGCCCCTCCCCCGCCAGCGCCCGCCTGACCTGGAGCTCCATCCGGCTGGGGCCCCACCCCCGGCTGGCCGCCTCGCCGGTGATCTGCACGATCTGCTGGCGGAAGTCCGTGCTCACGTTACGGATGTAGGCCGATGCCGAGCGGCTGGCGGCCTCCACCGCCGGGGCGTTGAACCCGCCCTGCACAGCGCTCGGTGCATCGGCCACTAGCTGCGCCAGCTGCACACCCAGGTCGCCGCCCAGCCGCTGCGCAGCCTCCAGGTCGGTCCTGAACTGCTCCTCCCACTCGCCCAGCTCCCGCTCGGGCATGAACCCCTCGGCGGCATTGAGCACGGTCAGCAACCGGGTCGAGGCCTCGCGCACCACCGCTGCCCCGCTGCGCTGGATGGCATTGCCGGCCGGGTCGATCGCATCGGGCTGCTCCACGTCCAGGTAGCGGCCATAGGCGCGGCGCAGCTCGCCCAGGATGCCCCTCAGGCTGCGCACCAGCACCCGGTAGGTGGCGGCCTCAGACCGGCGCCCCAGGGCGTCCAGCTGCGCGGCATAGTCCTCCGCCAGCTGCAGGGATGCGGCGCCCACGGATGGGCCGCTGCGGGTCATGCGTCGGCCCCACCCTGTCCGATCTGTCCCCCGTCAGTGCCGCCGGTGCCGTTCGCCCCGTCAGGGGTGGCCTGCAGCTCACTCACCGGCAGCTCGGCGTCATCGATCAGGCTCGGGTCGTCTGGTGCCAGGTCGCCCATCGCGGCCTCACGGGCCTGCCGCTCAGCCTCCAGCCGCTGCAGCTCCTGCTCTGGCGACGTGGCCGCCGTGTTCACCCCACCGCGAATCAGGATCTCGGTCAGGCTGCGCTGGCTCAGCAGCTCATTCATGGCCAGCGCCGACAGCTGCGCCGTGTCCTGCGGGCCCAGGGGCCGATCGTGCAGGTTGGCATCCATCACGATCCCGGCATCAGGCTCCAGCGGCTCACCGGTGAACAGGGTCCACAGCTCGAGCAGCTGCTGAACCGCGTTGACCTTGGCCTCAGCCATGGTGCGGATATTGGCCTGGCTGCTCACGCCCTCCAGGTCGGCCTGGGTGGCGGTCTTGGCCCCGCCGCCAGTGCCGTACATGAACGCCAGGGTCTGCTCGCGGATCAGCCCCTCGATGTGCTCCACCTCGGCCGCCCGTGGCGCCAGGCTGTCACTGGGCGGGCCCTTGAAATCGAAGCTGCTGCCCTGCGGGAGATCCAGGAACGTGTTGGCCCCCAGGGTCACCACGGGCTGTGGCTGGCCCGGTGCCGGCGGCGGCATCCCAGTCCGCACGGGCACCGGCATGGCCAGCTTGCGCATCAGCTCCTTCTGGTCCGCCCGGGTGCGGAAGTGATCAAGGGTGTCGAGCGCCAGGCCGATCAGCGGCACCGCCCCCTGCCCGAAGCCCTCCGCGATCCGGCTCGGATACCAGACGATCGGTGGCCTGGGGAACGGCCTGCCGCCAGCGGCCTCGTAGCTGGCCTCACGGGGCTGGCCCTGCTCATCGGTGTCCACCGCCGCCCCGTAGGTGCCGTTGCCGTCCTTGGTCAGCTTCAGCACCTGCCAGCTGGTGACACCAGCCTGGGTGGTGATCACCCGGTACCGGGCCTCGATCGTGGTGCCATAGGCGCCGTCGTCGTCCGGCACTTCCACCCACTCGCGCACCACCACCTGGGTGGCGACCTGGGCGGTGCCGACCATGGCGACCCGGAAGCTCAGCACATCAGCGCGATCGACCAGGGTCAGGTAGGGCCGGCGGCCGGAGGCGACCTCCTCGGCCAGTGATCCGGGCCGCCCTGCCGGCATGTCGACCATCAGGTAGCAGCCGCCGTCACGCATCACGCCCTGGTCTGCTGCGGTCAGCAGGGCCTTCAGGCTGTTGCCCTGCCGGTCGATGTTGCTGGCGGCGGCCTCCAGGGTCGGGGGCGGGCTGGCCAGCTGGAACCGGCTCAGCACACCGCTGAACGACCGAATGGCATCCGGAAAGAAGCTGGGGTAGCGGCTGTAGGCCAGCCGCACCCGGTAGGCCTCGGGTGGCTCGCGGGGCTCCTTGGGGAGATACCGGCGCAGCAGGGCATCTTCCTGGCCCTTGGCCGCACCGGGCGTGCGCAGCAGGTTCCAGCAGTCGTGGGTGACCTCCAGGTCCGCCATCACCCGGCGCAGGGCCGGCCCCACGTAGCTGGGCAGCTTGGGGTCCTTGGTGGGGTGATCGAGTCGCTGCACGCCTGCGCCCTGCTCCCTTCAGGTTTCCGGCGCCAGCGCATCGCCCGCGCCCCTGATGCCGCTCGTGATCCCCTGGGCTATGATCCGCACGTCCGCAGGGCACCGCCCCGGACGCAGCACTTCACAGGCTCCCCACCGCATGAGCGGCCGAGCCACCACAACCCACCACACCACGGAGAACACGATGGCCACCACCATCCCCGCCGCTGCCGGCCGCCGGGCCGGCACCACCAACCGCACCATCCGCAGCATTGACTGGCCCGCCGTGGGCCACCGCACCGCCGCCGGTGCCCAGCTCTGCGCCGACGTCGCCCGCCTGCTGGCCATGGCCCTGGCGCTGGCCGCCAGCCTGGTCTGGGCCCATCGGGACCAGATCCGCGAGGGCCTGATCCGCGTCATCGCCCTGGCCTGGCTGCTGGGCCTGCGGACCCACCGCGCTGGCATCGCCTGCCGCCGGTGGCTGGAGCAGCTGAGCGCCGCAGGGGCCACCCTGTCAGCCGTGCTGCCGCCGGCCCTGGCCCCGGTCGCCACGATCGCCGGCCCTGCAACCGCCACCATCGAAGCGCTGCGGGCTGCGCTGGAGCGCTGGCTGGCGCTGCTGATGCCTGCACTGCGCTGGGGGATGCGCTGAAGTTGCGGATTGTTGCTGCTGCCGGTTCCAGTGCGGATCGGTAGGGGCTACGATCCGGTTGTCGGGGCAGGAACCCCGGCCACACGCAACCCATGGCAACCGCCACCACCGAGCTGCTCAGCCTGGAGCAGATCACCGACCACCCGCTCTGCGCGGGCGTGATCTGCCACGAAGGGCCCGCCGCCGACCACGACTACCGGCACCTGCTGTTCGCCGCCGACAACCGCGACGACTTCGACGGGGGCCACAGCGACGGTGACCTGTCCACCCTGGCCGCCAGCTACATCCGCGACGGGCTCCGCTTCGTAGTCGAGCTGTTCCCCGCTCCCTCCGAGCCGCAGCGCTGGGATGAGGTCGAGGACGACCTGATCGGCTTCGCCGGCCAGTTCTGGTCCCGGTACTGACCAGCACACCCCCCGGGCTCACCCGGCACCCCTAACCACCGCATGCACGCCATGACCAGCACCACCACCCAAGCGGCGCCCCAGCCAATGGATCAGCAACAGGCCGAGAAGCTGCTTGATGCCGTGTGGGACCAGATCGTCGCCCTGGGCTCGGCCATCGAGACCCTTGTTGATGCCACCTGGGGCGGCAACGGCACCGACATGAGCACCGTGCGCTACCTGCCGGACGGCGCCACCTCGGTAATGCTGCGCAAATTGTTCGACCTGCGCGCCGGCCTCGCCAGCGCTGCCCATGAAAAGGACACCTACGGGATCTGACGGCTCAGACCCAGCACCCCACCATCACCCCCCGCACCATGACCACCACCACCCGCCCCCTGGCCCCTGAGGCCGCCGCCGCCCGCCTCCAGCGCATCGACGCGCTGCTGAACGATCTGCTGCGCGAGACCCGCAGCCTGGCCAGCGCCACCAGCCTGGCCGGCGACTTCGAGCCCCGCACGATCCCTGAAGCCGATGTGACGGCGATCCGCCGCCGCCTGTTCGACCTCGGCGTTGTGCTCAACGGCGTGGAGGTGGCCTGATGGGTCCCCTCGCCCCGTGGGCCGTGATCACCACCGATGGCCGCCGGCTGGACTGCCTGGCCACCGGCGAGGCCCACGCGGTCAGCCAGGCCCTGTACCTGCTGGGCGGCGCCATCGCCCGGGCATGGCGACAGGGGGACTGGTAGGCCCACCCTGGCCAGCGCATCGGGCCCTGCGGGGCCCTTTTTCATGCCTGCTCGCCGTGGCGCCGCAGGGCCGCCGCCTCGACCCCAAGCAGCTCCGCAGCGGCACCCAGGATGGCGTCCTTGCTCTGCTGGAACACCTCGCGCCCCATGGCCCGGTAGCTCTGGCTCCAGGGCGTGCGCAGGGTCACCACGTTGTCTCTCACGTCCGCCAGGGCGTAGCCGTGGGCCTCGGTGGCCAGCTGGGTCAGCAGGGCAGCGATCCGCCCGGCCTCAGCCTTGCTGCCCGCCACCACGGTGCGCACATCGCTGTAGCCGCACACCACCAGCAGGTGCTTGCGGAACGTCTCGGGGTTGGCCGCCCAGGGCATCTCGCCCAGCTGCTCCGGCAGCTGCAGCCAGGCGTCGTGGATCTCGGCGAACTGATGCCGATGGGACCGGCCCGATCGACCCCGGCGCACCTCAAGCACCACCACCTCGCGGTCGCCCATGCGCGAGCAAGCGGCGCGGGCCGCATCCCCTGCGGGGACGAAGCCTGCGCCGCGCTCGCCAACCCGCCACTGGGCACGGATCAGCAGCTCACTCATCAGTTGTCGAAGATGAACTCAGGCTCGTCGAGCTCGGGCTCCAGGGCCTCGGCCAGCACGCCGGCCTTGGTCATCTCCAGCGCTCCGATGGCCTCGAAGACGTTGCAGCTCTCGGCCTCGAGGTGGCGCTCCACAACGGCCAGCAGGTCGTCGTAGAGGGTGGGGGCCTCAGGTGCGTCGGGTGCGGTGTTGTTGCTGGTCATGGGTGTGGTGCAGGTGGTCGGTGGAGGTTGCCGGAATCAAACGCGGGCCAGCGTCACGCCAGAGCCCTGGCCCTGGTATTTCCCGTCCCCGTAGGGCTGGTCGCAGGGTTCGCCCTCATAGAACAGGGCCTGGCAGATGCCTTCATTGGCGTAGATCCGGCAGTCGCTGTCGCTGCTGTTGCTGATCTCCAGCGTCAGGTTGCCCTCCCACCCGGCCTCACCCGGCGTGGTGTTGATGATGATGCCGCTGCGGGCGTAGGTGCTCTTGCCGATGAACACCACCGTCACGTTGGTGGGGATGCACAGCCGCTCGACGGTCACGCCCAGGCCGTAGGTGTGGGCCGGCAGCATGAAGAACTGCCCGGCCGGATCGGTGTGCAGCTCGGCTTGCGTCAGGCACCGGTCATCGAACGCCTTGGGGTCCACGACGTGGCCCGGGATGTGCCGGAACACGCGGAAGTCATGGTCGCTCAGCCGCAGGTCGTAGCCGTAGCTGCTCAGGCCATAGCTGAGCACCGGCCGGCCGTCCGGCGCCTGGCGGATCTTGCCATCCGCGAAGGGGTGGATCATCTGGCCCCCGCGCTCGCGGATCCAGTGGTCGGGTTTGGGCATGGTGGCGTGGTGACGGTGCAGTCCTGGGGCGCTACAAGCGGCGCACCAGGCCGGTGATCAGGTCGCGGGTGGGCTGCAGGCTGCCGAAGTTCTTCAGGACCGTCTCGCTCAGCGCATCCATCACCAGCACGCTGTGGCCGGCCCGGTGGTGGCGCTCCACCCCTGCGGGGTCGTTGCGCAGCGCGATGCCGTGGTCGGTGTTCATCACCTGGGGCACCCGGGCGCCCGTCACCGGCCCCTCGTGCCATCCGGGGCTCCACCAGTCCGCCCCCGTGGTGGCCATCCACCCATCACCGGCGCCGGGGGTGAAGCTGACGCCGACCGGAATCCGGGTCTGCGTCTTGATGTGCCGCACCATCGCCCGCTGCCAGGCATGGCTGCTGGGCCGCAGCTCGTTGCCGACCTCCAGCACCACCTGCAGGCCCTCGACCGCAGCGATCACCCGGTCGACGTGCTCGCGCTGGTACCGGTTGTGGCGCCCCAGCTGGTGGACCTGCTCCGGCCGGCTGTGGGCGATGCCCTGGTGGTTGTTCCCGCTGCGGAACGGATGCCCGTGCCAGCTGTTGGCATAGGCGGGCTGGGTGCCCTCGAACAGGATCACGTTGCAGATGCGCCCGGCGCGGTTCGATGCGACCACGAACTGGCGCAGGCGGCGGTAGAGCTCCGGGTTGGGCCGGCTGAGGTCGAAGCGGCCATCGCGGCGCTGCCAGGCCATCGGTTCCACCGCCATGGGCCGGCCCTCGCCCCCGGCGTACTTGCTGCCTGTTGTGTCCCAGACGGGGGCTTCCCAGAGCCAGGCGGCGGTGAAGTTGCCCACCAGCTGCTGCTGCTGGATCCGGGCGCCGCCGATTGACTGGGGGCCGTGCCAGCTGTGGCTACCGATCAGCCGCAGGCGCTCGCCACCGTGCTCGAACCAGGCGCCTTGGGTGGTGATCTGGGCCATGGTGCGAACCGGGGCTGATCTGCTGCTGATCCGTACCAGAACCAGCCGCGCACAGGTTACAGGCCCGGCACCAGCAGCGCCAGCTGCACCGCCGGCAGGGCCTCCAGTTCATCGCGGCTGCGACCACGGGGCTGCCGTTCCCGCTTCTTGGGGGTCACGCTGGCAACGGTCAGCGCCAGCTCCTGCTGCCGGTAGGTGATGACCGGGCGGTTGCCGGCCGCCATGGCGACGCAGTTGTGGAGGGCCCGCAGCGATCGATGGGGGAACCCGTCGCGGCTCAGCCCCTCCCAGTACCGCTCGATCAGGCCGCGATCACCCGGATGCAGTAGACCCCAGGCACGCTGCAGCAGGCCCCACAGCGGCGCCAGCACGTCCTCCTCCACCTCGGCATCGGGCTGGCCCTGCAGGTGGTCCTGCAGCTCGGTGGTGCCGGCCATGGCGCCCAGCATCTCCTCCAGCTCCTCCGCGCTGATCCCGCAGGCTTCGCAGACCGCATCGACCGGTGCGCCCTGCTCCAGCATCCGCCGGGCCTTGGGGCCCACCTCCCGCCAGCGGCTGGGGTAGCGCACGTGGTAGCCCTTGTCCCGGAACCAGTGCAGGATCTCGCCCTGAATGAAGGGGCAGGCGATGGTGCTCAGGCTGTAGGGCCGGCCGCTGCGGGGATTGATGCGCAGCGGGTCGTAGCGGCGCACGCCCTTGACCAGGCCCATGAACGCCAGGGCCTCCATGTCGTCATAGGCCATGCCGCTTTTGCGCGACCAGCGCCAGGCAACCGAGCGGGCCAGGTCGAGGTTGCGGCTGATCAAGTCCTCGCTGTCGATCACCTCCCCGGTTTCAGGGTGGACGATGCGCCAGGGCCTGAGCCGCTCGCTCAGTGCTCCCGCACCATCACCCGCCCCTGCCAGGCGATCAGCCCGCCGGGACCGGCGGCGAGCTGGGCCGGGTTCGGCTGCTGCCACTCGCCCCCGTAGGCCCGCAGCTGCAGCATCCCCTGGTGGATCCGCCACCAGCCCCCCACTGGCCAGCCCCTCAGCTGCTCGCTGGTCACGGTCTGCAGGGCCTCCAGGGGATCGGCGGTCGGGGGCTGCTGGGCCATCGGTGGCGGTGAGGATCATGGGAGGTTGCCGGTGGTGGTTGTGCTCATCGGAACGCCAGCGGCTTGGGTTCCGGCCGGCGCCACTCGACCGCACCGGTCGTGTCGGTGGTGTCGAGCGGGTTCAGCTGCTCCTCCGGGCCCGATGCGCCACGGCCATGGGACACGGTGGTCACCCGCATCGGTCCGGTGCCGGCGCAGAAGTTCAGGGCCTGGCTGGTTTCGTCCACCAGGTCATCGAACGTGCCCGACGGGAAGGCCAGTAGTTGGGTGGTGTATTCGCCGAGCCATGGCGCATGGCGGGGCAGGAACACGCGGCCCTGGCGGAACTGAACGGCGGCGGCCTCAGCCCGGGCAACCTTGCCGCCCATGGGGTTGACGGCATGAACCATGAAGCCGGCGGCCTCGCGCTTGAGGGTGTCGATGATCGCGGGGCCGTTGGCCTTGTCCTCGATCAGCAGCTCGGTGAACGCCCAGACCGGGTGCAGCTGCCGCAGGGTCTGCAGCGTGTCGTGGAACCCCATGCGGCGGTTGATCTGATCCAGCCGGAACATGCCCTCCTGGGTCTGCAGCCACAGACCGATGCCAACCATGTCTGACCCGGCGCTGTCCTTGAACGTCGCGTCGACGGATGCGAGCCGGCGGATGCCGCGATCCGGCAGCAGCAGGTCGCCGTCCTGACCCTCCTGACCCGGCAGCACGTAGTGCCGGATGCTGTCGCGGCTGAAGATCGTGCCGGATGCCTCGGTGGGCGCCTGCTGGTAGAGCGCTTCCCAGTCGCGGCTGGGCAAGTTGGCCCGCTTGCGCTCGATCCAGGGCTCATCGAAGCGGCTGGGGTCGAGGGCCTGGCCCGGGGTGCGGTCGTCAGCCTCGCGGGTGACGGTGCGGGGCAGGGGCTTGATGTTGTTGGCGGGCACCGCCTGGATCGGCATGGAGACCACATGCCAGGGCTCGCACTGCGCCTCCAGGCCCTCCCTCTCCAGCTCCTCGTTCTTGGCCAGCAGGTAACCGATCAGGTCTGCGCTGTGCCAGCGGGTGTGCACGATCACGACGGCATTGCCGGGCTCCTCCCGGGTGCTCAGCACTGAATCCCACCAGCTGTGCACCTGTCGGCGCCAGGCGGCTGATTCCGCCATCTCGCGGGACTTGATCGGGTCATCCACCACGATCAGGTCGCCGGGGTTGCCGGTGCCGCCGCCGACCCCTGCGGTCCACAGGCCGCCGATGCCGCTGGTGCCCCACTTCTTGACGCCACCGGAGGTGGGGGACAGGGCACCACCTGAGGCGGTGAAGTAATCGCGGGCATCCTGGCTGAACCCCTCGGCCAGGGTGGCGGTGTGGCAGCCGATGCCGGCCGAGCGGTTGGGGTAGCGCCGCAGGAAGTAGCCCGGCAGGAAGATCGAGAAGATCGTGCTCTTGAAGTGTCGCGGGGGCAGCTCCACCATCAGGCGGCGGATCACGCCATCGGCCACGCGCTGCGCAAGGCCCACCAGGCGATGGGTGTGGGGGCTCCAGGGGAACGAGGGGCAGACCGAGCGGATGTAGTCCTCGAGGGTGCCGGTGTAGGGGGCCTGGGGCTGGTGAGCGTGCTGATCCGCCTGCGCGTCCAGCTGGGCGATGCGTGCGGTGGCGTTAGGGCAGCGTGTCGGCATCACCACCCCCAACCGACTGATCACCAGCCAGCCCACGTGCCTGGATCTGCAGCAGCACGGCACGCTCCTGATCAGGCGGCAGGCCGGCAGCTGCTATGGCGTCAATGACAGATGCGACGGTGCGCTTCTCGACCCTGCGATCAGCAGCGGCGTCGGAAAAGTCGTCGCGGAAGAAGGGGTGATGAGTGAGGAACCACGTGGCTGCCGGGATGCCTCCCTGGCTAGCGGCGTGAACCTTCAGGTTCTGGAGGTAATTTTTTCCGGTGTTGATCCATCCCTCATGGATGGCCTGAACAAATTGCGCCCTTAAATCCGTTTCAGGGCTTGTCTTCCCTTCCTTCATCCAGTCGTAAACAGTTCTCTCCGTTACGCCGATGCCGACCGCAATCTTGCTGATGGTGAGCCCAGCGGTCGCCAGTTCGCCAGCCATTGCAACCATCTCAGGGGTGAGCTTCGACGGGCGACCTGCTGGCATGATCCGCTGCAAAGCGGCGGGATGATACCGCAATTCTAGCGGCAGCGATACGCCACCGCACTGATTGGCTCAGAAGTGCCCTTCAGGATCGAAGGGTTCAGAGTCGCCCAGCAGCAGGAACGACCGCACGGAACCACGGGGCCGGTGGATGATGCCAGCGGCCTGCATGGCGCGAAGGTGATGCTGCACCGGCGAGGGGGAGCTGTAGCCCAGGGCGGCCTGCAGGTCACGGATGGACGGCCCGGTGCCGGTAGCGGCCTGGGCATCGCGGATCAGGTGCAGGATGGTGCGGTGAGTGTCCTTCATGCGGGACGGAAGCAGATGCACTCCAGGGCAAAGGCCAGACCAGGCCCGTCGATGCCCATCGGTTCGGGGAAGGCGAAGCCGCAGCGGTCCTCATCCCAGTGGATGCACCGGCGGCAGGTGCGCTGACCGGTGGCGCCCCAGCGGGGTAGGTCAGGGCGGACGGCCTTGTGAGTGCGCCCGCGCCGGATGTCGAGCACGGTCTGACGGTTGACGCCAAGCCGGCGGGCGACGGCGGCGTGGGTATCGGGGTCGGTGAGGATCTCAGCGACCTGGGGTTCGGTGATGAACATGCTCAGAGGGGGCGAAAGTCGAGGATGCCCATGGGTGCAACGACGGTTTTGCCAGTTGCAACAGCGCGGCGGAGCACCTGGTAGGTGACGCGGTAGTGGCGTGCGGCATGGGCGATGGATGGTGAGCGCCTGCCGTCGTTGAGGCAGACCACGGGCCGTTTGCGGTTGGGGTGGTGGGTGCTGACGCTCAGCACGTCTGCGACCAGCCGGCGATCCTCGAGCAGCTGGAACAGGGCATCGGGATGGGTGCCGAGGAACAGGATGGGGCGCTCAGCGGCGAGGGCGCGGAGGCCATCGCGGTGGATCAACCAGTTGGAGCCCTCGCGGGCGAGGAACTCATGGCAGATCCAGCCGTTGACCACCCAGAGGTAGATGGTCTTGCGATGCCGGCCGATGATCTGCGCGACGGCGGGCACCTGAAGGAAGGCGCCGGTGGGCTTGACCGAGTAGCCGAGCCGCTTCATGTAGTTGCGGACGGCGTTGAGGGTGCGGGTGTGCTCACCGTGCTTGCGGGCCCAGGTGTTGAAGCGGGCGTGCGCCTGGCTGACGGGGTAGTCACCGATCAGCTCAGTGATCTGGTCATGCGCTGCGGTGGACCAGGGGTAGCCCATGAAGGGGTGCGGTTCGGGTCAGGACTGGAACCGCCCGCGAGCAGCAGCAGCAGGCGGGAACGCGGGCGGCACGGGGCCGGGGGAGATGCGCCAGGCGGGCAGGGTGGTCGAGTAGAAGCGACTGCCGGAGCCCTTGTGCTTGTCACCGACCGTGGCGCCACCTGGGGCAAGGGCCTCGATGCGGAAGCCGGGCTCCCAGTGCGGGCCATCACTGATGCCACCCCAGAACCAGACGCAGCAGGGTTGATCGACGGTGAGGTGCGAGGGCGTTGGCAGTGGTTGGGGCCTGACGATGGCGACCTCACGGCCGGGTGAATCAGGGATGCCACCAGCGGCGAGCAGCTGGGCCCAGGTCATGCGGCACCCCCCAGGCGGTCGTAGTGGGCCAGCAGGGCGGGATCTGCGGGGCCCAGGCGCTCAGCGGTGGCCAGCTCCCGCCAGTACCGGGGGCGATCGCCGTCATGGGCAGCGAGGTGGGCGCGGCGAATGGCGCAGGCCCTGGCGTGGTTGGGATCAGGCATCAGGTGGTGGTGTGTGGAGCCAGTCGGGGATCCAGTGCCAGCGGCGATCAGCGTGGGCAAGGATCCAGCGCCCGAAACGGCGGGCGATGGGCTTGGCGAGGGCCTCGGAGATGGTGATGGCGAGCAGGGCATCAAGGACACCGCGCAGGTCGTCGTGCATCGAGGTGAGGGGGATGCGTCGGCGGGTGCGTGATCGACGGTGGCGACCGCAAAGGGTGGATTGACGAGCAGGTGGCCGGCGGTGACCAGGAACTGACCGGTGCCGGCGGCGGGCTCAATCGCCAGGGCCCGGAGCACCGCAGGGGGTGTGTACCAGCTCATCCGACTACATCCTGCAGCTGGCGGCACACATCGGCCCAGTGCTCCTTGCGGGTGCGGTGATCGACGTAACGGCGGGAGCGCTGCTCGGTGAGCTCCACCAGCAGGTACCGGCCCCAGCGGTTCTCGACGTGATAGACCCCCAGCGCCTCGATGGCTGCCATGCGGCGGGACACCTGGGGCTGGGTGATGTGCCAGAGGTTGCGGAGCAGGGCAACGGGCGCGGAGCCGGGGGCGATGCCCAGCTGCTGGAGGTGGAGCAGGTCGAGGATGGCGCGGTCACGGGCGGCGGTGCCGTCGCGGTGCGCGTGCACGTTGAGCAGGTGCTTCACGGGGCCTCCTGCGGCAGGGGGCTGGGGCCTGCCGGCTGGGCGGCGGCCTGCCGCGCTTGCCAGTCCCCATGCCATTGCACCATCTCCACGGTGGCGCTGGGGCCCCTTTCGCCATCGCGATGCACCCAGGCCAGCCACCGCCCGAAGCTGTCCTGCTTCACGGTGGTGATCACCAGCCGTTGCGCCAGCTCGAGGTAGTTCTTCAGGTGCAGGGTGGCTTCCCTGCCCCCTGGCTGGTGCCGTTCGGGCATGTCGCAGCCCATGAGCCGGATGCGCTGGGTGGTGGTGAAGTTGAAGCCCACGTCGAGGGTGGCGATGAAGGTGTCACCGTCGATGACGCGAACCAGGCTGCAGTTCTCGAAGCGGTAGATCGGGGTGGTCATTGATCCCCCTCATCCGCTCGAAGCATCAGCTCAAGCCGCGCCAGGGCGTTCCATGCAACGTGGGCCGCATGGTGCAGGCCTGACTCGCTGTCGAGGGCCTGACCCATGGATTCAGCCAACTGGTGGCGGACCATGGCCTCCGAGTAGCGCCGGTGGCCCTCAGGCACGCATCGCCAGCCGTCCGGGGTGTACTTGATCGCCCCGTAGGTCCCGACGTGCGTGACCGCCATGAGCGCCCGCGAGAAGCCGCCCAGCACCAGGGCCGGGCGTGGTTTGAGGGCGTCGAGCTTGCTGCCCGGCTGGTGCTGATCGATGCCGTTTGGATCGTGGTCGGTCAATCCGCCACCTCCGCAGTAGCCTGCCGATCGAGCCACTGACCAGTCCAGACCCCGCCCTCCAGCCGTGCGGCAGCGCTGAGGCGACGCAGCACGGCGCGAGCGGTGGCGATCGACGC